ACAGTTGCAGCTAATACAACAACATATGATTTAGCTTCATCAGCTATAGATGCTTTAGTTGTAACATTTCAACCAAACAGTACATCAGCAGAAACTAAACTAGAAAGAAAATCATTTGAAGAGTATCATATTCTTCCAAATAAATTTCAAGCAGGTAGGCCTACACAATATACTGTTAAAAGAAATTTAGCTAATCCTAAAATATTTTTGTACCCTGTGCCAGATGCTACTGGTCTTCTACAGGTAGAACTTATTCGTCAAGTTCAAGATACAAATAAATCATTCAGCCAAAATGCAGATGCCCCAGTAAGATTTTTACCTTGTCTTACTGCAGGGCTTGCATATTATATGGGGTTAAAAAGACCAGGCATACCTAGTGAAAGATTAACATTATTAAAAGCAAATTATGAAGAACTTCTTTTAAGAGCAATGGAAGAAGATAAAGAACGAGCAAGTATATTTTTTAAACCTAAATTAAGAATTGTTTAATGGCTACTGAAAAAAGAGCAATAGGTATGTGTGATGAATGTGGTTTTGTTTATCCACAAAGAGTAATGAGATTAAGTAGTTATAACACTTTACGTTGTCCTACTTGTTTTGATGGTCGATATGATTTACATAATCATCCACAAAATAAAGCTCCTAATGTTAGTGAAGACCCTGTAATTAGAAATGCTAGACCAGATGATGGTGGTAGAAATGCAATATGGAGTACAACACAATTAACATGGAATGACGACACAACACAAATAGGTAGGGATTGGGATTCAATATGAGTACACTAACAGGAAGACTAATAAACAACACGTATAAGCAGTTACTTAAAGTAGCTACTTCTGCGAATACAGGAATTACAGGAACATTAACAACAATACAAGATGGTGATGCCGGTAACACAGCATTACAATTAGCTACCAGTGCTGCCCAAATAGATGGTACTTTATTTGTAGGACAAACCTTTGGAGTATCAGGTGATGCTTCTGTAGCAGGTGGTTTAGCAATAGCAAATAAAGTTTGTGCATCTGCATATTATGGTGATGGTTCTAATCTTACAGGATTAACATTTAGTGGTGATGTATCTGTATCTAGTTTAATAGTTACTAATAATGCAACCATAGGTGGTAATGTTACTATTGGTGGTAACATAATGGTATCTGGTGGTGAGATACAAGTTAAAAATGGTGGCACACAATCTAATATAAAACTATATTGTGAATCTGGTAATGCTCACTATGCAGCTTTACAAGCTCCACCTCATAGTTCTTTTAGTGGTAATATAACAATAACACTTCCAACAAGTGCAGCAACATTAGTTGGTACATCTACTACAGATACATTACTTAATAAAACATTTGGTGATAAGGTAGATTTTAATGATGATGTTTGTATTAGTGGTGATTCAGTTCTTGTAGGTAATGCAACTATAGGTGGTACATTATCTGTAGGTGGTGCTGTTAATTTATTAAGCACAGCAACTGTATCAGGCACAGCAGGTTTCTTAGGAGCTATTAGAGTTTCAGGTAATGCCTCTGTAGGTGGCACATTAGATGTTGGAGGTAATGTAAGTATAGGAGGTAATGTAACTGTAAAAGGTGATGTACATGTTAGTTCTAAAGTATGTGCCTCTGCATTTTATGGTGATGGTACAAATATTACAGGTATACCTATTACAGGTAACATATCAGTTTCAAATGCTAAAGTAGGTGGTACATTAAGTGTATCAGGAGCTACACATTTAAATAGTACAGTATCTATAACAGGAGCAGTAAATCTTGCAAGTACATTAACAGTAGCAAGTAATGCTTCAGTAGGAGGAACACTTTCTGTAGGAGGTGCAGTTAATTTATTAAGTACAGCTACAGTATCAGGAGCTACAGGATTTTTAACTACAGTTAGAGTATCAGGTAATACAAGTATTGGTGGTACACTTGATGTAGCAGGTAACGTATCATTAGGTGGTAATGTTACAGTTAAAGGAGATGTTCATGTAAGTTCTAAAGTATGTGCTTCAGCTTTCTTTGGAGATGGTGCTAACTTAACAAATGTACCTGCAGTTATAACAGGAAACATATCTGTTAATAATGTAACTATAGGTGGAACTTTACATGTAGGAGGAATTACTACAGTAGTAGGATATACACATTTTAAAGATGATGTATCAGTATCTGGTAATGTTCATATAGGTGGTACTACTACAATAGGTGGTGCTGTATCATTAGGAAGTACATTAGATATTAATGGTAATACATCAGTAGGTGGTACATTAATTACAACAGGTAAAGCAGAGTTTGAAGGTGATGTTTCTGTATCAGGAGATATAAATGTAGGTGGTCATGTAACTATTGCAGGAGCAGTACAACTTGGTTCTACATTAAGTGTTACAGGTTATTCACATTTTAAAGATGATGTGTCAGTTTCTGGTAATGCTATTATTGGTGGCACAGTAAGTGTTGGTGGTGGTATAATTGATTTAAAGAATGGTGGTTCACAATCAGAACTTAGAATGTATTGTGAGTCAGGTAATGCACATTATGCTGCATTAAAAGCTCCACCACATTCAGCATTCTCTGGTAATATAGCTTTAGTAATGCCTGCAACTGCAGATACATTAGCAGGTATAGCAGCAACACAAACCTTTACTAATAAAACATTTGGAGACAAAGTAGAATTTGATAATGATGTATGTATATCTGGTAATGCTTTTATAGGAGGCACAGCAACAATAGCAGGTAATGCTTCTGTAGGTGGTACATTAACAGTAGGTGGTAAAGCAGAATTTGATGGTGATGTATGTATATCAGGTAACTCACAATTAGTAGGAACACTTAAAGTAACAGGTGCTACTACTATAACAGGTAATACAGGTTTCTTAGGAACAGTAAGAGTATCAGGAGCTACATCATTAGAAGGTGCAGTAATTATAGATGATACACTTACAGTAACTGGAGCTACACATTTACAAAGTACAGCTTCAATTAACTCTACATTAAAAGTAGGTGGAACAACAACAATAACTGGTAACTCTGGTTTCTTAGGAACTGTAAGAGTATCAGGCAATACTTCATTAGAAGGACAATTACAATTAACAAAAAGTGCAGCAGCAGTTGTTTGTGCTACAGCTATTAATGGTGTAACTTCAGTATCATTAAACTTTGGTAATGCACAAAACTTTAGTACAACAGTTACAGCAGCACATACACTAGCTAAACCTACAGGATGTAGAACAGGACAAACAGGAAGTATTTTCTTGACACAGAGTGGAGGAAGTGGTACAATGGCATATAACGCAGATTTTAAATTTATAGGTGGTACAGACCCAACCTTATCAACAGCAGATGGTGCAGTAGATAGATTAGATTATATTATTGTATCAGCATCTAGTGATGGAGTTGGTGGAGATATACAAATGGTAATTTCACAGGCATACGCATAATGGGAATATTTCAAAATAATTTATTAGCAGGAGCTGCAGCAGCAGCAAGTGCAGGTGGTGCTAGTTTTTATGACCATCAAATAGAACAGTCAGCTAGGTTTGATAAAGCTAGTACTTCTTATCTATCAAGGTCAGTTAGTTCTACTGGTAATAGAAAAACTTTTACTTTTAGTGCTTGGATAAAAAAAATTACAATAGGAGAAGACCAAACTATTTTTGGTACATATAGTAGTGGAAATGAATTTAGTCTAAGATTTTCTAATGCTGAAGATACTCGTGCTTATGAATATACAGGTGGTTCATTTGATTTTAATAAAGGTTATAGTGCATTACAAAGAGATGTTAGTGCTTGGATGCATTTAGTTTTTAGAGTAGATATGACACAATCATCAAGTGCAGATAGAACTAAATTATATCATAATGGAACACAATTAACTGATGTTACAGATTATACTGCTTCTACTTTAAACTATGATACGTTAATAAATTATTCTGGTTATCCTATGAATATAGGACATTATGGTTCTACTAGCCAATATTTTAATGGTTATATGGCAGAGGTTATACATTGTGATGGACAATCTTATGAACCTACTCAGTTTGCAGAAAGTAAGAATGGTGTGTGGATACCAAAAGAC